CTTTAACAATCAATACTATTCTACCAACCATCAACGCAGTTCTAGCTGAACAGAGTTCCAAGAAAGCAGATATACAGTTCAAACCTAGAGGGGGTGGCGAACAAGACGTAGCTGATGTATTGACACAAGTATATGCTTACATCGCAGACAACAACAAACTAGATTGGGTAGAACAACAAGTATTTTCAGATGGTCTAATACAAGACCGTGGATATTTTGATGTGCGAGTAGATTTTGAAGAGCACGTACAAGGCGAGATAAAAATAGAAGCCAAAGACCCATTAGATATTCTTATTGATCCAGATGCAAAACACTATGACCCAAGAACTTGGAATGAAATCTTTGAAACTAAATGGATGAGCATAGATGAGATAGAAGAAACATATGGGCAAGAAAAAGCAGATAAGTTACGAATGCTAGCAGAGACTGGCACCACTTTGGGCGCAGACTCTATGGAGTATGAAGAAGAAAGGTACGGAGATACAGAGCAAGACGGATACGGACAACAATACCCAGGAGATCCAGAGAACGCACGAATGCTTAGATCAATTAGGGTTATAGAAAGACAGTATTATAAGTTAGATGATTGTATGTATTATGTTGATCCTGTATCAGGTGACAAAAGAAAAGTGCCAAACGCCTGGGGTAAAAAGAAAAGAGAAAAGTTTGCTGATGAGTTTGGTTTAGACATAATTACCAAAAAAATGCGACGCGTCCGTTGGACGGTGACAGCTGATACGGTAGTTCTGTTTGATGACTTCTCACCTTATGATCATTTTACAATTGTTCCTTACTTTCCGTACTTTAGACGTGGTAAACCATTTGGCATGGTACGAAACTTACTTTCTCCACAAGAACAACTTAACAAAATTTCTTCACAAGAACTGCACATTGTAAACACAACCGCTAATAGTGGTTGGATAGTAGAGTCCGGGTCTCTATCCGGTATGACAGCAGATGATTTAGAAGAACATGGTGCGGAAACTGGCCTCGTATTAGAGTACAACCGTGGCTCTACGCCTCCTGGTAAAATACCACCAAACCAAATACCTACAGGTCTAGATAGAATTAGTCAAAAGGCAGCACAAAATATTAAACAAATAAGTGGTATTACAGAAGCTATGCTTGGTATGGATAGTCCAGAAGTTTCTGGTGTTGCTATCCAAGCAAAACAAAACAGAGGTTCTATGCTATTGCAAGTGCCATTAGATAATTTAGCTAAGACTAGACAATACTTAGCAGAAAAAATATTACATATGGTTCAGTCTTATTATACAGAAGAGCGTATAATACAAATCACAGATGAGTCTGATCCATATAAACCAAGACAAAAATTAAGAGTAAACGAAATGACACCAGAAGGTGAGATCATAAATGATCTAACGCTTGGAGAGTATGACGTTATTGTTGGTACTGCTCCTGCTAGAGATAACTTTGATGAAATGCAGTTTGCAGAAGCTATTGAACTTAGAGGGGTTGGAGTACCAATACCAGACGACATGATTGTAGAGTACTCACACTTATCACGTAAAGCAGATATAGCAGAAAGAATAAGACAAATGCAGGGTACTGCGCCACCGTCAGAGGAACAGGTACAATTACAACAGTTCCAGATGGAGTCACAAATCAGAAGTACGCAGCTTGAAATAGCTAAATTAGAAGCAGAAGTTACCAACCTACAAACCTCTGCAGAGCTTAATATGGCGAAAGCACAAAACGCACAAATGGATCCACAGTTGAAGGTTGCTGAATTACAAAGTAAAATTCAATCTAAACGTGAAGAACTGGGACTACGTGAGAAGTTATCACAATTAACTAACTCAATGCGTAAAGACCAGAGTGATACTGCAGCTGCTGCTAAACTAGCCGCTGCGGCCATGAAACCAACAGGAGGTAAATAATATGGCAGACGAAAATCAAACCCAAGAACAGGACGTTACAATGGATGTAATGCCTGGCGCTGACCCTGTACCTGAAGAGGAAGCAGGAGAAAACTTTAAAGTAGACATGAGCTTCGAAGAAGAAGAAGTTGAATTTCCAAAGGAGGGAGAAGTTGAAGAAGTTGAAGAGCTCGAGGCTCAAGAAGAACCACAGGAAGGAACTGAAGAGGGAGAAGAAGAGGAAGAGGTTGAAGCAGTTGCTGAAGAAGCAGAAAGTGGAGAACAAGAAGGAGTATTGGCAGAAGATGACGCAGATACACAACAACCTGTTGAACCAGTACAGGAAGGATCTCAAGAGCAAAAAGAACCTATGATCCCAAAGTCTAGGTTTGACGAAGTTTTAGCTAAACAAAAAGCGTTACAGAAACAGTTGCAAGAAGCAACCAACCCAGTAGAAACAGTTGATAAAGCTCCTGAATATGATTTTGGCGCTAAAGAATTACAGTATCAAGAATTTATTTTGAATGGTGAAGCTGATAAAGCTGCAGCTTTGCGAGCTGAGATAAGAGAGGTTGAAAGAAAAACTATGATGTTTGAAGTGCAACAACAAATGGGCCAAACTGTACAACAGAGTACAGAAGCCATTGCACTACAAAATAAAGCTGTAGAACTACAGGCGGCTTTTCCAGAGCTTGATGAAATGGCTCCTGAATACAATAAAGAAATGACTCAAGAAGTCATGGATTTACGGGATGCGTTTATGATTCAAGGATTTACTGGAGCTGACGCTTTAGAAAAAGCTGCTAAATATGTTGTTCAACCAAAACAAGAAGTAGAAGCTGATGTTGAAACAGGCACAACACAGAAAGCTGTAGTTGAGAAAAAGAAAGTAGCTAATACTAAAAAGAAAATACAGGCAGCTGAGAAACAACCACCTACATTGAAAGGCACCAATAAAGCAGAGAAAAAAGTAGACATTAGTAAGATGTCTGTTGATGAGTTCGATGCTTTGCCGGCTGAAACTTTGAAGAGAATGCGTGGTGATTTCGGATAAACTGTGGTATAACATAAATAAGTTCGCACGTAAGAGCGATATCTTACCAGGGTCGTTCCTGTAAAAAATCGTTTTTCGCCTGTTAGTGCGTAAAACTAACCGGATTCGTAATCCGCAAACAACGAGAGCGTCCTCCCTACGATAGTGGGTACACGGGTAAAAGTCGCTCCAATAAGTCGACTGGTTAATTTTAAACTAATGGAGACATTATCATGGCAAATACAAACTTTGCTGCGTTGACCAGTGAACAGCTTACTATCTGGTCACGTGATTTTTGGCGTGTCGCAAGAAATATGTCCTTCGTTAATCAATTCGCGGGTGCGGGTTCAAACGCTATGGTTCAGAGAATATCTGAACTTACCCAATCAGAAAAGGGAGCTAGAGCAGTATTAACACTTTTAGCTGACATGACTGGTGACGGTATCGTTGGAGACAACACTCTTGAAGGGAACGAAGAGGCACTAAGAGCTTTCGACATCACCGTAACAATTGACCAACTAAGATTTGCGAACAGATTATCTGGTAGACTTGCAGATCAAAAGTCAGTTGTAAACTTTAGGGAACATTCAAGAGATGCACTTGCATACGCAATGGCTGACAGAATGGACCAATTAGCATTCCTTACCTTAAGTGGTATTGGGTATAACCTTAAGAACAATGGTGCGTTAAGACCATCAATGAACTCAGGGCAAAACCTAAACGACTTAGAGTTTGCGAGTGAAGTTAGTGCACCTACTTCTAATAGACATAGAAGAGTAGATGCTACTAATGGTATCGTAGCTGGCGATGTTACTGCTTTAGAAGCGGCCGACAAACTAAGTTACAAAAATATCGTTGATCTAAAAGCTTATGCTAAAGACAACTACATCAGAGGCCTAAGAGGCGCAGGTAACGATGAGACATTCCATCTCTTCGTAACTCCGCAAGTTATGGCTGACCTTAAACTTGACTCAGATTTCCTTGCTAACGTAAGGCAAGCTGGCGTTAGAGGACCAGGCTCAAGCTTGTTCTCTGGCTCATCAAGTCTAATGGTTGATGGCATCATGGTTCACGAGTTTAGACACGTGTTCAATACAAGCAATGCCTTAACTGGTACATCATCAAATGCTGGTGCTGCTGGTTATAAAGGTGGTGCAAATGCTGATGTCAACTATTCAAGATGTATCTTTGCAGGTGCGCAAGCATTAGCAATGGCTGATATTGGTGTTCCAGATATAGTTGAAGACACATTCGACTATGGAAACCAAAACGGTATTTCAATTGGAAAAATATTTGGACTCAAGAAGCCTAAGTATCATTCTGATCACACAGGTCAGGTTGAAGACTTTGGTGTTATTGCGTTAGATGTTGCATTCTAATTGTGATATATTTTATGGGTGGCTACTAATGGCCACCCATTTTTAAGGAGAAAAATATGTGGATAGTATCAGACGAAGATAAAACGGTAGCTTCTACCTGGGGAGCAACTATACATTTAAAAGCAGGTGAACCAAGAGAAGTTGGACATGACTTAGGGCTATTATGTCTACAAGCAGGTTGTACAGAGATGAAAGATGCTCCAGTAGAAAAACCTGTTGTAGAAGAAGTTGTAGAAGAAGTCGTAGAAGAGGTAGCAGAAGAAGCTATCGACTTAGACTCTATGACTAAAATACAGCTAGAAGAATATGGTCGTACCTTAGGTATCGAACTAGATAGACGTAAGAAAAAGTCAGACTTGATCGCAGAATTAAAAGCAGCGGAGTAATAAATTATGGCAGGGACACTAACAGGAGCAAATTTATTAGCCAGAGTAAAAGACATTCTACAAGACACCACTAGTGTCAGATGGCCAGAAGCGGAATTACTTAGGTATATAAATGACTCACAAAGAGAAATCGTTAACTACAGACCAGAGTCTTCAGCTACTACTTCTAACGTACAGCTAGTTACAGGTACAAAACAATCTTTACCATCAGGTGGATTGCGTTTAATAAAAGTGACTAGAAATATGTCTGATGCATCTGGCGGTGCGACAGGTAAAAGAGCTATTAGAATAGTAAACGCTGATATCTTAAACACACAAGAACCAGATTGGAATGATCCAACTGTTAGTGGAGATGCAGCGCACGGATCAATTATTAAACATTACATATTTGATGAAGATGACCCAAGAAACTTTTACGTTTACCCTGGGGTAGCAAGTGGTCAAAATGCATTTGTAGAGATTGTTTTCTCTAATTCACCAACTGACTTAGGAAATACGTCAGCTACTATTTCTGTAGACGACATATATGCAAATGCTATTGTAGATTATGTATTGTTTAGAGCTTACCAAAAAGATTCTGAGTACGCAGGAAATGGGCAAAGAGCCCAACTTCACTATCAATTATTTTTAAATTGTATAGGACAAGGTATGCAAGCCCAGGAAC